TGTCATGCAGAATTTGAACGACTTGGCCGCCCTGCTGGGTGACCACCATCATCGGGCTCTGCCCCATGGCGAGGCCAGAAATGATATCGTTCGCCTGATAACCCAGGTTTGTGACTTGGTAGGCATAGTTTCTGCTGCCGCCACCGATGCCGCCGCCGCGCGACGCATTGCGCTGGGCAAACTGCATTTCAGCCTCGGCGCGCTGGTTTGCCACCGCATAGTGCTGATCACTCAGAAGCCCAGCCTGCTTTAGGCGAGTATTGAGCGCAAGACTCTCGTTATACCGCTCTGTAGCGGCCCACAGAGGGTCAATGGTGGCCTTTAGGTTTCGGGCTGACGCAGCAAGCTTATCCTCTTCCGCAGCCGCCTGGGCCAGCATGGAGGTGTCTGCGGTGATCTTTGGGCCTGTGCGTCCACCAATCCCCAGACTTTCCTCGAAGGCTTGGGTAAAGCGCTGGCCAGCCTGCCGAGCGCGCGCCTGGGCGATCTCGTCCATTTCGGAAAAATCCCCGAACATGGATTTGAACACCCCAGCCGAGCCCTGGGCAGATTTCCCAGTGGTCGCGAATTGCGCTTCCAGCTTTTCGCGGAAATTCTGCCCCACCTGCGCAGCGCGCGCCTGGGCGATCTCGTAGGATTCAGTTTTGCGGATCACGGCGTCGAGAGATGAATTGAGCGCCTGATATGCCCGGGCATGCTCTTCAGTCTTGCCGATGCCGTCTGCAACATAAGTGCTAAGTGTCGCCTCATTTTTTGCAAGGCGAGATAATGCAGCATCAACAGGAGAAATCTTGTTAAGTATCCGCTCAAAACCCTGCTCGGTTAGGGTCGTATCGCGGGTAACGCGCGTTTGAGACGCCGAAAGCGCATCATTTGCCTTGGTCAAACCGGCAACAGCATCCGCAGCCCTCTTGGCGCCGTTTTCGACGCCAGAAGGATCTAGGCCAGCTTTGAATGTAGCGGAATTGACGATATCAGTCATAACTGATCCGTTTTTTGATGTGAGATTTTTTTGAGAAAGTGTGCGGGGGTGCTAAGAAGCACTACCCCGCTATAGTTATGTATTCAGTTTCTTATTTGTCTTGGTGTACCGAGCCTGCCGAGCATCGCCTTGACTGGCCGCGCGATGACGCGCCTAACCTCACCTCGCCTTGCCTGCCGTGCCATGCCACAACCCGCCCAACCTCGCCATTCCATGCCTCGCCTCACCTGCCCTGACGTGCCACACCTTGCCCCACCCTACCTCGCCTTGCCGTGCCGCACCTTGCCTGCCGTGCCCATAAAGGTCTGCTGCGAGATCGTTACGCTACCCTCCTTTTTGATAGCGAATCAATTGCAGTGTGGACTTTCGCAAACTCAGAGAGGCTTGCATACTTCTCACGCCACGACTGCAACTCCCTAAGCGCATCAGCCAACACCTGTTCGCGAAGGTCGGCATCACTCATGGCATGGCTAATGCTGGTATAACTGCGGTCACCATCACGGGTAACTGAAACAAACGCCCGAAGATCGCGCGACTTGCCTTTACTGATTTCGACGCAGACTTCGACACTCCTGATCAGAAGACCGGCCTGTTCGAGGCGCCACTTTGCGGCAGCGGTGGTATCGTCCCAATCAAAATAACGATACAGTGGCGAGGCATTGGACTTGGCGGCGGCAATAACATCTGCATTGCGCAACTTGCCGTTATTGCCGTTACGGATGCGCTCCAGTTCTTCGCCGACAGCCTGCGCCTTGAGGTTGCGAACGCCAGACGATGATACCCATTTGTATTTCATCACTGGCGAGTCCGCCTCTTCTCGACGTGGAACCGCCCATTCGACCCGTTGCGCTCTGGCCTCCACTCCCCAACGCCGGTGGAGAACCCGCCATTGTCGAGTAGATTAACGATCTGCTCAGCACTTATAAAGTGCGCATTGAACTGAATCAAAAGCTCGGCACTCCATTTTGGAAACGAGCCGCGATACCGAAGATCAGCGGTGCCCATACCGACCCTGACCATATCCTCACGCATTTCTGGTTTGCCTTCGATTTTCACCAACTCGCCAGCAAAGTGCACAGCACCGCGAAGCTCTGTCATCTTGATGCCTTCGACGAACCTGCAGGCCGAAACCATGGCTGCCTTGAAAGCCACCGTGGGGAAGCCATAGCCGCCCTGGGGGTGGGGATAGAGCGAGTCCTTGAAGTCCTGCTCTGGGTTCTTGGCCTCGCGAGCGGTCTTTGCCGCCTTGGTCTGCTTGTCGCGCATCTGCTTCTTGGCCTTTTCCGACCAGCGGTGGCAGATGAGCGGACTATCGCCGACGATTTTGATTTTGATGGTGTCAATCCGAATTTCAGGGATCGTTATTGGCCCTGTTGGTAGAGCAGTCTTGGTTGGCTTCTTTGTTACCACTTCATGTCTCCTGTCTTTCATGGCACAGTATTTGTACGCCATGATTGACATTTTGCATGTTATCGGAGACAATGCAAGAGAAAAGACACAATTTGTAAGCGGTGGTTGTCAGAATGGTTGAATCGACTTACACGCATCCCATGGAAGGTAGACAAATAAAAGCGGCGAGGGCTCTTTTAGGTTGGTCACAGTCAGACCTATGCCAAGAGTCCGGGATATCTCGCGCGACACTCAATGACCTCGAAAATGATACTGGTGATCCGCGTCGATCATCGACAAGCCGCGTAGAGGGCGCATTCGAGAAGCATGGCGTTGTGTTTTTGTCGGTGGGCGACACGCGGGATGGCGGTGCAGGTGTCAGGATGTCTAAAGCTCGCTAAATGCCGATATAACAAAGGATATCACCAGATGGCTGTGTTCGGGATTTTTGTTCTCACGCTTGCAGTAATTGTCCTGGGCAGTGGATTGCTAGCGCAGACGCAGTTGAACAGGCGACTCTCTAAGTCAACGGACGAGTTCAGGGCGGCAGTCGCAAGGAAGGATGAGGCCTACGACAACCTAATCGCTGCCCTGCGTGAAAGAATTGCTATTTACGAACAGCACTCATAAGAGGGGTCCGCGATTAAGAGAAATGGGGATGACGCCAGCAATGGCCGCTTCTGTAGCAGCTTGCGCAATTCTTCGGAAATCGTCCTCTTCAAGAGACTTACCGGGCGCAGCATTATCACCCTTAATCGATCCACGCAACACACCTGCAATGCGTGACAGGCGGATAACTGAAAAGAGGCACGCCAGCGATGCCGCCAACAAAATCAAAGAAGATAGCGGCAAACACCAAGTCTGGAACCATGAGACTGTCATGCGAACAACCCTTTAGGTTTGTGGCTGTTTTAGTTTCATTAGGCGATGCCACTCAGAACGCCACGCCTTGTCCGTAATCAGGATCAACCGGCGCTCCAATGGGCTGAGAGGGTGGCCCATCTGTTCGGTCCAATCCCTCATTCCTTGCCATGTCAGGGGCGCCGGACCGCTAAACCCATCGTCACGCCCATCACTCCACTCACTGTAAAGCCCCCAGAGCCTTTCGAGCCTGGGGGATAGTTCGGGTGGGGCTTGGTCCGGCTTTGCAGACTTGAATTCTGCCTGCTTTGCCTTCGGAAGTTTTGCAAGTGCCCTTGCGGCAACGCGCCGGTCATCGCCGAATATCGCATCGCCGCAAGAATGCTTGGCGTACTGGATTAGGCGCTCTGCGGCGCCGGCGTAAAACGGGCACGGTCAGATGCTCCGCGCTGGGTTTGTTCGCGGATGAAGGCGCATCGCGGGTCGGAATAGATGGCCTTGGCTGCCTCCACCGTACACGGCTCATTGATCACTTCGCCGGAGAACGAGATCAGACGCCAACCCGTCGTGAGTTGGGCTAAGCGCTGATATTCACGCTGGTCCAATTCCTCAGCGGTGAAAACCTTCCCGCTGGCGCGGTCGGCCTGCATGGTCGAAATCGCATCATACCCAAGTCTGTTCGCCTTCACGGAATCTAGCGAGTAGACCTCGATATAGGACGGGCTGCTTTTGTCTATGTCATCCTTGGCATAAATCGGCTTGTTGTCTGCCGGGCTCAGGATAATTACGCGGGTGGGCGTCTCGGTGGTAAGTGCGAGCCCGTCGAAGAAAGTCATTTTGAACCTCAGTTGTTGGGCTAGGATTACGCGCTGAGCGAATCCTGGATGATGATCGGCGACAAATCGTTTGTCGTGCTAGAAGTCGGCAACAGGGCCTGGAATGGCAGTGTGATCGGAACACCCTGCTCGCCACTGTTCTGCACAGTAGCCGCCGTGAACTTGATGCGTGGCATGAAGAACGAGATGAAATCTGCTCCCGTCGATGTGCTCGTGGTCAGCGTCATGATGAGCTGGAATTCTGTCTCGGCCTGGAACCCAGCGCGCAGCGTGTTGTCGTTGAACATCACGTTGAGCGTGCCGGTGACATCCGTGCGGCCGGTGTAGATTTCAGGGGTCAGAAGCGTAAAAGCCGCATCCTGCGCCGCAGCGTTCAGATTGACCGTCAAATCCGATGACGTGATGATACCAACCTGCACGCCATTGAGAAGCAACGCGCCGCCAAATGTTGTGAGACCAGTTGTCGTAAGCGCTGCAGTCGGGGACGTGAAGAACGGTGCTGAGGCGTTCGGGTACTGCGTCATGTTGCGACCAATGACGCCAAATTCAACAGTGGCAATGCCATTGCTCGGCATATTGATCTTCATGGACCCGATACGGCATTCCGTGAAGAGGTCCGCAAGATCATTATCGGCATAGTAGTGCTCAAAGGCAAACTTCGGGATTACGAGGCTCGACTGAGGTGCCAAAACCTTACGCCCGACGACCGCGCATGTGATTGTGGTGTCGGCGACCATATCAGTCGGTGCCGGGTAAACTACTGCTGTGGCTGTGCTGAGGCCGCTGAGAAGCGTATAATTGACCGAGTTGTCGCCAGTGGTAGAGGCACCGCTAAGGCGGACAAGATCGCCAACGCGGAAGCCAAGAGCCGCCCAATTACTCGAACCAAAGGTGAGGGAGCTACCTGAAGCGCTGGCGGCGATCGACGTGAAATCAGACTGTGTCTTGGAGATTCCAGAAGCCCAAGAACCACGAACCACTGCCGCCATGAAGTCCTGATAGGTCTTCGGGGAAAGCTCGCCGTTGATGGAGCCTGACACGGCATTCATGCCAAGGCGAAAGTCAACGATGTTGCGGTCTGGCCGGATTTCGTTCGACTTGTAATTGGCGCGGGTGAAGTTCAGCGAAGAACTGACACGGCGCAAAATCTGCGCGCTGGCCGCACCTGGGTCAGACGAATATACCGGCTCAACGCCAGGCGTGATGACGCCCGTAGAATGGGCCTTATAGGAGAGTTGAAGCGCAACAGCGCTGGAAACCGGGTTAACGGTCATGGTGGGCTTCCTTCTGGAGTGATGATGGTTGCCCAAGCCACCAAATTAGGGCGAGCCGTGGTTAGGCGGTGTAGTCGAAATATCCACTGCAAAGGCAATCAACGGGATTGGACCAATTCCCGGATTCGTCAGTTGCGGAACTGCTTGCGGTATCAGCGGACGAGAACTTGATGTTCCCATTCTGCCATCCACGATAGATCGCAGAGGCGTCAGCGGCGAGCGTGCGGGCCAAAGTCTCACCTCTGCCAACCTCAACAAAAACATGGATTACAACGTCGAAGTTTTGCCGATAGCGGTTATTGCTGAGACCGCCAAAGGTCGCGATGGCCTCAGAGCCGCCGTTTAACTCCCACGCGACCCACGCTGTGTCGATTGACGGGTCTACCAACGGGTCAATGCGCTCATTGGGCCAGAGCACGCGAATATCGGGATGCAGTGCAGGCCACATCGTCTCGAAACGTGCTCGGATGTCGGAATATGCGTCTGCGAACGTCGTCATCTCAAATCCGTTCGATGTAAATTCCGGGATACCTGATTGCGCTTCCGGCCTTGCGGTCTTTGCGGATTTTACCGCGCTCGTTGATCATCACGCGACCATTGAACCGACGCGCCTTCTGGTCGAACTTGAGGGTGTAAGCGCCTTCGAGATCAACAAAATTGAAATAGATCGCGGCGACCTTGCCGAACTCTCGGTTCACTTGAACTGATGCAAATTCGAAAATGTGCGGGTCAACCTGCCGAACGAATGGGCTGCCATCACGCCTCTTGCCAACTTCAAGCTTTCGCGAATACGGCATTGGATTGGTGACGATTATTTCCTTGACGCTGACCAATTGCTCTGCAGTAGGAACCTCAAGCGGGCCTAACCCTTTGCCATCCAGGATGCAGAAGTGGCCTTTGATATAGTCTCCACTCACGACTGGAGATCGCGGCTTAAGCGCCTCGAAACATGCCTTCACGATTTCAGCGCGGTAGTCGAAGCCAATAAAGATTGTGCCGTCCGGCCGAACTTGCTCAAAAGGCTTGCCCTCTTGGCCGTCAACTATCTTTCGCTCTCCAGGGGTAAGTCCGCGGCGGGCTTGCTGAGCGGCCAGAATATCGCGCTCCGTCGAGTGCGCTACAGCCGCCAACTGCTTTGCCGATTCAGGCCCCAGAGAGTTAACCCAGAGCGTCAGGCTTTCGTTAAAGGCGTTCGCCACGGCTAGCCTCTGACTTGTATCTCAACTTTTATGAGTTTGCCGTCGATATAGAATGGCGCCGCAGCCTGGATAGTTCTGGACACCCCTTCGATGACCATAGGGTCAGATTTCAGCGGCACGCGCGGGTCAATCTTCGGCGCCATCGGGTTGGACACTTTTGGTCCTGGCCACCGCGCAACCTCAATATCGGTTACGCTCAAAATAACTTTCGTATCACCTTGGGCGATTGTTCCGATCAACTCTTTCGGCTGATAGCCACGGACAATGGCCCGCATCGTAGCCGTGAACTTGGCTTGGTTCGCCACACCTGTCACCCGAGTCAGGGTGATTTTCTGTCCGTGCTGTGCAATCTGCCGGTCAAGGGATGCAATGGCGTTCTCTGGGGTCACGGCAATTCCCTTATGTGTGCTTCCTCAGAGGAGGTCAAAGTTGACAGCGGTGTTATGAGGTGGCCACTGATGTATTCATCATCATTTCAGTGATCGCGAGGTCGAGATTTCCAGAGTCAGTGTCTGTGAATGCCATAGGCTATGTCGCCTTTTGGTTGGTGGATGCTACTTTACGAGGGGGGTGAGGTCGATTTGAATTGTCCAGGCTGTCGCGAGGAATGTCCTTTTGCTGAGATAGAGAGTTTGGATACTAATGGGCTTGCCTAAAGGGCTGGAGCATTGCTGACACCCATGCGGTCATCATTCCAGGAGAGGGGTGGATGCCATCACCCGAAGGGTTTCCACCACCAGCGATATAGTCCTGCATTGCGCGCGCGCTATCAGCAACCCAAAGGCCGTTACGCAAAGCCCATGTGAGGGCAATCCGCTGCCGCATCTGCTGCCCCCAATATGCCGCATAGGTGTTCATAGGGCCTTGCGTCGTAAATCCGAATGTTGCGAGCGGGTTTTGCGCCTTGATCGCCGTCAAGAAACTATCAAGCTGCGATGTCCATTCCGTCGTAAACGTCGTTTCATTGTAGCCAGATGCAAAGATGTGATGAGCGTTCAACATTCTCGGACAGAGCAATGGCAGTCGCGTGGCATTGGCGAAATAACTTATCGTCTTGCCCGCAATAGACCCGTTGATGATGTAGAGTGTTGGTGACCCCACCATCGCAGATGCACCGTTTACTGCCAGCCATGCATCGATGGGACCGTAAGAAATCTTGGGCCCATTGATACCTTGACGAACCTCTGCGGCATATACTGTCGCCGTGAGCGGCGCTGTGCTATTCGCCCGCGCACCGATTTCGTAATCAACGCCAGCCGGGTTGGCGATAGTCGTCGTGCCAGCAACGACGCTCTGCTTGGCCTGCGTCCAGGTCACGCCTTCGTCTAACGAATAATAAAACGTCGTCGTATGGCCAGAGGCCCCGTTATCAACATCAAGCGTCACACGGACCCACATCGTTGAGCCCGCTGCCGGACTGCCGATCTGAGCATAGGTGCAGGTTTCGGTCAGAGTGTTGGCGTCGGAAGCGTTATTGTACCACCACTGAAATGACAGCCCGCCGCCCGATGAAATTTGGAAGACGAATCCCCGCGTGCCAGAACTACCACTACGCGCTATCAAAACCTGCGCCGCGCCGGGTTGCCAGCTCGTCGGTGCCAAACAAATGCGAAGGTCAATATCTGTCGTGATGTCGCCGACACTGGTGCTTGTCTGCTTACGGGACCGGTTTCGCGTTGCGTCAAACAATACCCCCCGTCGTCCCGCGCTGCCCGCCTGGATGACGACCGCTGCGTTGTAATCCTGCGCGGTGTCATCCCAGATGTAGTTTTCAATCCGGATGGTCGGGAAAAGGGCTGCCAAATACGTGGCAAGTCCGGTCACCCAGCCCGTGTTTGTTGCATTGCCATGATCGTCGTGTAGCCCGGTGCTATCCGTCGTAACCATAAGCACCGGCGAATACGTGCCGGGGGTTTGTGGCTCTTGGAGAGCCGCGACAATGCTATTGTAGGGCGATCCGACATAGCGGTAATCGCGGCAGTTCAACCATCCCGCAGCCTTTGGCATCGGGCCAAAGAAATCTTCTTCGCGGCATATCATTGCATCACCCACTTCGAGTATGTAGTGGTTTCGCCTGTAATTGTGATGGTCTTGATATAGGTGGTCGCCACACCGCCGACTGTTCCACCCCCGGTCAAAATGGTGATGTTGCCTGCCACAACGGACGTGCGGATTTGAAAATCTGTCGGCAGAGCACTCCCTGCACTATCAAACCCACCAAGAAGCGCGGCGAGTGATACCAGCGCGATATCTGTAGCCGCTCCCGTAGGAAGTGGAAGTGCATCCGCCTGCACTTTTGTAGGCAGCGGATTACTGTCAGATACTGATTTTCCTTGATCAAACGACATCGCCTGAAAGCCTTTCGGGGTTTGAAGGATTCTGGTTAACCGCGAGGTATAGCTCTGGCCGTTACAAGGCCATTGGTCCATAAGCCAACCGAACACACTTTTATGCGATAACGATCGAACAGAGGCACCACACCGCTGTTGAGGGCGATGTTCGCAGCCAAGACTCCATCTGCCACTGCTAGGCCATAAGCTGGTCCCTGGACCAGCGAGAAGTTCCATACGTCAGCAGACGTAAAGTGGGCACACGCGAGGTCCATGACCGTTCCGCCGCCATCTGGAGACGTCTGGACATAAACGTCAGCCGACGTACCGCCAGTACCGGCGAACCGGATGAACCCGGATAGGCCAGCGAGGCCGTTGAGGCCGTCAACCCAATCGAGAACTTGCGTCGTAGCAGCCGCAATCGTCACATCACCAAGGTTAATAAGGGGAGAAACGTCAGCCATTTGTCAGCCTCAAGAGATGATATTGACGCGGTAGTTGTCGAGAAGGTCGGCGACGTCTGGCGGCATATTTCCGCTACCGCTGGTGTCTACCCAAAACTCCTGCCGGCCGATGCCATCAACTTCATCAGCCTTAAGTAGCGGATCGCGGTCACGGGCATAAATCCGCGACTTGACCAGCCGCGTAACGGCGTCTTGGATGTCAAAAGGTATGGGATTAAACCCGCCAACGTAAATCGACACCACTGGCTTTGCAGGCCACGATACCTGTAGACCTGAATCTGGGTTAAGACGGATGAACTGCCCATTTTCCGCGTCAACGGTGAAGTCAACGCCGTTGACCAAAAGCGTACCGTCTTCTGTGATTGATGTGATCACTCCAATCGGCCAGCGGCTGGCCTGCATAGTCCCAATGCTCGCGCGCTGATATGACTTGCGCAAAGTTTCAGGGATTAGCGTTGTGTCTTTTATCGTCTCAGCGACAATAACCCTGTTGCAGTATTGAGCAACTGCGGCGGAACACATCGAAATAGCGCGCTTCAAAAAAGCGTCTTGCGAGCTGTCTTTAACCGCAAGATCAGCCTTCAAGTCGCGCAGCAAAACGAGGTCATAGCTCGAAGCCGCAGTGACGACAGTTGTGACGGTGTAGTTAATCACTGCGTGCCCCGCGAAGTCACTTCCATGCCCACTCTGGCACGCCATTTTGCTGCCAGTCAGTCATGGTTTGGTGGCTTGTTTCGAGATTGATGTCTGGCCACTTCACGAGAAGTTCGGCATGACCGATTGGAACATGGTTTGCGATGTGCAGAGAATTTCCTGCCGCTTTCCATTTGTGCCAGAACGAAATATCTTCATCGATATGGCCGTCATGCCAGTCATTATTCGATGACGGGATTGAATGGAACCACGGCTTCGGCAGAGCGCGAAGTTTGTCCGCCCTAAGAAGGGTGAGACCAAAGTGCGCTGTGCTCACGGGCTGAGTGTCGGGAACAAACCGATCTCGCGTGACTAGTGGTTCGTTTTCAGACCCTTCGGCATCCTTGATAGTGAACAACGCCGACTTGATGTGCCGGGACGACTGAATTGGCGCGAGCGCGTCAATCTCAGGGTAAAGCATCATCAACTGCATGAGGTGCGCTAGATGCGCTGACGTGAAGACGGAGTCGTAATCCATTGCCAGGATCGCGTCAGCGTCGTCTTCCTCAAGAATTCGCTCGAACACATTAGTGAGAGATTGCCCCCAGAACGCGCCACCGTGTTTGCGGAACTTCACCTTGCAAGCAAGCGATGCCTCCATGGCGCAAAAGAAATTGTCCATGAACCCGAGACGAGGAACGCTCATCGCGCCAGAGACTTTGATCTCCGGGATGTGTGGTTTGTAACCTTCGAGGTTCAAGGAAATATCGTAGGCCGCGCAATCCTGTATTTCAGATTTCCACGGACGGACGAGGACTAGGTTATTGTCGGCAAGCAGTTTCCGCAGCCGGGCGCGGTCAAACATGGATTTGTGAAAGTCGTTGGCATCGATCTGCGCGCCGAGCACATAGTACTCATGGGGCGCTGGCTTACCTTCAAGGTAGCTTTGCGCGATCTTCGCAAAATCAGGAACGGCGATGCGGATACGCCCACTCTTCTTTAGGCATCGCACCCAATCGGCAACTACTGCGGCGATTTGGTGGTGCGGAAAGTGCTCCAGCACATGCGACGCGCGGATCTCATCAACGGTTTCATCGCCATATGGAAGCGGAAAAATCTCTGTCCCGTGGTCACGGCCAACGGGAGTAAAGCCTTCTGGCGAGCGTTCGCCAGCACCGAGGTCTAGCTTAATCATCTTGGTTCCCTTGTCGGAGGGAATGAGGCAAGTCCGACAACCTGCCCCACCCATTGCGCGCAACATCATTCCGGCTGTTCGGGCCGGTTTTTATTAGCCCTCTACGAGAGAGAGCACGCCGGCCTTCGCCGCGGTGACGGGCGACTGTTCGGCGCGGAAGCCATTCGCCGTAACCTGGAAGGTCTGGCTTGTGGTCGGCGAGATGACGACATTCAGATAACGCTTGCGGGCGCGGGCATCGACATTGAACTTGTAGGCGTTGACGCCAGACGTTTTGCCAATGCCGACCACAAAGTCAGCGCTGGTAGACGCAGCCGAGGCGCCGCGGAACCCAACCACGTCAGCGAAGCTCGTGACGACCGTGGTGTCCGACTCTTGGATTTTCAGGACGGACGGGGAGCCCGCCTGCGTCGATGCAGATTGAGTGGTGGCGGAAATGTCGATGGTAAGAAAATCGACGCCAAGGGTGTCGATATTGGCCGACGTAGCAGTACCACCATTGGTGGCAGAGCAAGCGCCGGTCACGGAATCAAGCAAGAGTTTTGCCTGCGGAACACTCATTGTATTCTCCTGGATTTTTTGCACCGTCTTGCAGTGCAGGATTTTCGGGGGCGGCAGCTACGCCGCACATAGGCGGCGTAGCGCAGCGTCATGGTTACGGCGAGATGCAGGTGACGAGCGGGCCAGCAACGGTGTTGTCGCCCATGTCATGCACGTTGATGTCGAAGCGTTCCGTGCCAAGCAGACCGATCTGGTCGTTTTCGAAATAACGATGATCGGAACGCTTGATGGTAACGCCGCGGCGCTCGCCGAGGGCTGCAGCCTTCGACAGATCGCCAAAGGCGAACATCACCTTGCCTGCACCAGGAGTCACGACGGGAAGCTTCTGCGAGATCACGACGGGGAAGCCCAGCAACCGCTTTTCGATGCCCTGCGAGAGAATATCGAGACGGTTACCGCCAGCGCCAGCCATCAGGCCGGCAACGAGCGTGTAGAACATCTGCTGCGACATGTACCACTTGGCGCCGCCGATGGCGTACTGGGGAATGACGCCCATGGTGCCGGTAATGTCTTTGATCGTCATCGACGTGAGTGTGGCGCTGGTCGATGTGTAGTAGCTCTTGGTGTGGTTGCCATCGATCGACTGAACAGTCACGCCGCGCATACCGCCGTAAGTGGACGAACCGTCACCGTTGAAGCCGCAGTCATCTTCTTTTGACGCGAACGCGTAGGCGATTTCACCGACGAGCCAGTCAGCGACAGACACGACAGCGTCTTCGGCGATTTCATTCGACATGCGGGTGAGTGCGCCGAGCTTCTTCGCAGTGAGGTTGATGTTGTCCCAAAGCGCCTGAGATTCAGCAACGCTCTGGTTTTCACCCGTGAACGATGCGGTCAGACCACCAGTACGACGCGGCCAGTTCAGGGTATCGCTACCCATCGGGACAACCTGGCATTCCTGACGGAAGACGCCATACTGTTCGCGGAGGACGATGATATTCGCCATCAACTCTTCCGGCACGAGGTAGCCGCCCGCGCTGTCCACGCCTTCGCCCTGAGCCTTCGAGACCACGATGCCGCGGGCCTTACACCACGCCTGCGCATCTTCGTTGCTGAAGATTGTCGCCTTGAACCACTGGCCGGCAGCATATGCCTGATCGACGGCACGAACCATGCGCCCATCGATCTCGCGGTCCCGGAAATTTTTCAGCGTGCCGTAAAGCTTGTGCGCGGAAGGCGGCGCAGTCGGCGTCAGACGATCCTGGCCGGGAACCGGGGTCGCGAGATTGCGGGCGATGGTCTCAGCCTCTTCGACGCGGCCGAGTTGCTTGGTGATGTCGGCAAAATCGTCCTTCATCGCATCGTAGACTTCCTGAGTGAAGCCTTCCTGCTCGGACTTGCCGGCCATCTTCTCGATTTCATCCGAGAGTTTGGCAAGCTTTGCCTTGATTTCGTGTTTCTTGGACATTGGTGTCTCCAAATTGGGATGGCGCATAGCGCCGCTATCGCGCTGCCTGGGCGCGTGGAAAGGCATTGCAGCGCGCGATGCGCAGCTCTCGTGTCTGAAAATCAGGGCTTGACGGAGGCTTTCAGCGCTCTGGCTTCTTCCAACCGCATCAGTCGCTTTTCCTCATCGGAAGGCGGCGACGCCATTGGAACGATAAGATTCCCGTCATCCTCATCCGGCTCGTCAGGCTCGTTGCTGGCTAGCACGTCTTTGATGCATTTCATTGCGGACGCGTGATGGTCCAACGCTTCATTTAGCTTCGCCGCGTTGGCGTCGCTGATCCTGCGGCCAGATTTTATCTCTGGCACGACAGCAGTCTTATTCGGCTTTTCTTCGCCAAATTTCTTTTCATAAGCGTCAATGACGCTTTTTGCGGCTGCCAACACTTCGGCAGGCGCGTCAGTTTGTGGAAGGCGTGACGACGCAGCGTCGATACCTGCCTTAACGGCTTTCAATTGGCCGTCGATGATGTCAGCAAAAGGCAGTTTGTAGCTGCTCCGCAATTCTGGATTTGCGGCATCGTGAACAAGAAACCCGCGCGAGGCCTTTGCGGCATCAGGGCTATCGCCGTCGAACCCAGCGTCATCAAGAACGCGCTTTGCGGCAGCGGGGCCATCCCAGCCATCAGCGTCATCAAGCGGCAGATCGCGGGCCGCGTCGGCCTTCCATTCTGATGCCTCGGCTTTGGCAAGATATTTTTGACGAACCGTGCGGGGCGTTTTAGCCTGCCTGAACGTCTCTTCTAGGAGGTCTCGGGGAACCAATACACTGCCGCCAGTATCGAGAACCTTTGACGCCCAATCACGCAGCGGCTCTGTGTCGATACCGATGGAGCGCGCCTCGGATAAGGCATTCGGGTTGCATGGCACGCAACAGACTGAAATTTCAAGCAGTTTTTGCCGAAGAAAGTTCAGGCCGTATGGCCGTGAGGAGTCCTTTACGAACTCGTAATCAAGCGGAAGAAAGCCGACAGATACAGCCTTTAAGAACTTGTTTTTCACAAGCCGGTAAATCGTATCTGCAAACGGGTAGTCATCCGCCGTGGCAAATTCGATGTCACCAGACAGACGCTTCGCCTTCACCCCAACATTCAATGCCCGGCCGACAGGCGGGTCCCATGAAGCGTGAGACCACAGCGCCACGGAGTTTTTCTCAAAGTCGTCAAGTTCCCAGCCATCCTGATTGATGGAGTCGCCAGCCAGGTCAACTGACCCGTCGCTAAACGTAAAGCGAACACACCGCGTACCGTCGATTGCTTGCGGCTCTGTCGAAGAACTCAGACGAAACACAGCGCCATCCGGGCGCGCTCCATCTTTGGCGGCGGCGCGGAATGTGTCAGCGCTGAGCAGTTTAAGGGTCATAGCTTCCTCGGTTCTGAAGTTTAGAACGTCAACCGCAAATTGATTTGTGCCGGATTAATCCCGTCATCAGGGGCGGCGGACAGGCTAACCGTTAAAATTGAACGCATAAGCGATGCGTATAGAACCGTAGAACCAGGATTCGCCGGGTCGCTAACTGACGCGTGGAAAAGCGTTGGCGGGGACACCCTGAAATCGAAGCCAGGCTGCGTTACACATGCCGTCGAACCAGACTTTTCTGGAATAAGTGAAATTGGTCCAGATGACAGGTCGATCAAAAAATCAGTTGACACCCCATCGCCAAGAATTCCGAACACGACATCTCTGAACTGCTTGATAGTCATTTTATTGCCTTCCAGGAAATTATGCCGTCCCGACGAGAGCGGCGACAGCGCCGTAATTGGAGTTATCGCCAATGTCGTGAACAACTGTGTGGAACCGCTCGGTCGCCAGAATCGCGATTTGGTCCTGGTCCATGTACCGCTCAGGAGACTTCGCGAGGATAATGCCCCTGCGCTCACCAAGGGCGCCAGCTAGGTACATATCGCCAAACGCAAGCATGACCTTTCCAGAAAGATCGGCGCCAGCACCGAGAGGAAGTTTCTGCGTAAGAATTACAGGAAACCCAAGATAGTGCGGAGTCATAATACCGTCTGCCTCCTGCATCGGGAGATATCCGGTGCCGCCTGCGAGACGGATAAAGGTCTGGGCAAAGCACGTCTGCGAGCAAAACCAAGCTGCGTTGGGGATGGCCGCCGCGCGAACCGCAGATACGAGATTTCCAACGTCCGTCGAGTCCAGCGTCAGAAACGTTTTGTGATTGCTAGCCGCAGACACCTTTGCCGCGTTGTGGTTTCCGTCGAGTACAAGCGATGAAAGACCGCGCATTTTTCCGTAGGCGGAAGTACCATCGCCATTGAATGCGCAATCATCTTCTTTAGAGGCGAATGCGAATGCGAGTTCATTGGCGATGAAATCAACTACATCAACAATCCCATCTTCATCCATTTCGCTAGATATACGAACCACCGAACCAATTTTCTTGGCCGTAAGGCTGATCGCGTCAAGAGACACACTTGTTTCAGTGGCACCCGCTCCTTCAGCCATGAAATATGCACCAGCTCCGCCAGGATGGCGAGGAACAGACATGCTGTCGTGTGCCATAGGGATTAGCCGGGCACGGCGGCGGAACGCGCCATACTGATCACGAATATCCATGATCGCGCGAGATAGTTCGGCAGGAACGAGGAACCCGCCAGCGCTCCCGATGCCCTCGGTCGCAGCCTTGCGAATAGGCACACCATTCTCAGCGCACCACTTCTTTGCGTCGTCATTTCCATAGATCGTGGCACGCAGCCACTGACCGGCGCGGGTATATCGTGCCTCAACCTCCGGGCCATAGCCCGGAAACGTGCGACGCTTCATTCGTGTCTCCTGGTAATTCTAGCCCACAGGGCTTTCGTCTGTTCCGGGGTCTGGGGATGCGGCTGGATCTCCAGCGCCTCCAGGTGCGGCACCACCTGTCACGTCACTGCCTGGACCAGTTTCGTTACCGGCAGGCTCAAAGCCGATCGGCGCAACGTTGGTGGGCTGGTAAAGGGTATCGCCGTCTGGGTGGTCTGGGAGCCCTTCAGAGCGCCGCGCCTCATTGGGCGTCAAGAACATGCCGACGATGCCAGTGCGATAGGCATTATATCGAACCTGAAGCGACGCCCTCAAGAACTTCGAAATGTCGAACTCGACGTAAAGCCCTTCGTCTTCGAGCCCGAACGTCTGAGATATTTTTGCTTCCCACCGCTCAAGGTAGCTTGAAACGGTATTGTTGACGTAATCTTGGTCGAGCTGTTCGACGCTTCGTCCTGCACCATCCATCACGCCTATCTTGTGCGGAGGCATACGGAAGATGCGGGCGATTTCCAGCGTTTGAAGATTGCGGGATGCGATGAACTCTGCGTCTTGCGCCGTCATACCAAGCGCTTGCCACTTTAGGCCCTGTTCTAAAACAGCGGTTCCGCCAGCATTACGCAGTCCTTCGTGCCGGTCTTTCCAGTCTTTGGCGAGGCGTTGTGATGCATCTTTCGTAAGCTTTTGCTCGGTTGTGAGAACGCCACCGAGATTGGTGTTATTTGCAGAAAGCCTGCCCGCAAGTTCTTGCTGCGAAAGCGACAATGCGATGGCTTCGCGCGCCAGCGTAATGCGCGAGCAGCCCCACAACGAATTGTCGAGAGACATCCACCGCACATGAAGCATATCTTCCGACGCGATCATAAGCGGAAGAGATTCAAGCATCGCCATGTCGTGCTGGCCGCGGCGAGCAACCTGATAAAAAACGCTTCCGTCGTGCGCCTCGAATATCCACACACGATCCGGGTTTACC